GTTCGGGACGATGAACTCGCGGTCGCCGGGCAGGAGGAGGGGTGCTTTGCAGATGTCGAGAAGCTCGGGCACCGCATCGTCCGCCATGGCCTCGGGGACTTGGAGAAGGAGGCTGTCGTGGACCTGGCATAGGAGATGCGTATCGCGCGCGAAGGCTCGGCCACGCTTGCCTGCTTGCCACAGCTGGACCATGCCCTTGTTGACAGCATCCGCCGTCATGGACTGGCCGGTGAAAGCGACAGCGTCCCGGATCGTGGTCATGTCCTCGGACCGGCCGAAGAAGAAGCGGCGGCGTCCGTGAAGGGTGGTGAGGAAGGAGTACTCCGCGATCTGATCCTGCACCCACTGATGGTAGAGTGGGATCGAGGGGAAGGCCTCGAAGTAGCGGCGCTGGAACTCAGCGATGATCGAGACTGGCATCTTCGTGTGCATCGCCATCGTCGGTGGCTGTCCGCAGAAGTTGGTGCCGTGCCCGAGCTTCTTCGCCATCTGGCGGTAGCTGTCCTGCCGGTAGAAGATTTGCTCCGCAATGGCTTTGAACTCATCGAGGGGAGAGCCTTCGGCGGGCCAATCAAGATCGGTCCAGGCCATGCGGCAGACAGTGGTGTGCAGGTCGCCCGACTCGCATGCATCGAGGTAGGCGCCAGCAAAGGCGGGACCATGTGAAGCGAGGAAGATGCTCCACATATTCGCGCCGAGGTTGCGGGAGTCGCCCTGCTCGAGATCGATATTAATGAACTTCATTCCGGGATCGGGGATGAAGATGGAGCGAAGGCTGCGGTCGATGTTTTGCTGGTTGGTGCCGGTGCCGAACTCGGAGGCCGAGGACGACAGTCGTCCGGTGTTGGTGCCGGCGATGTTGAAGTTCGCCCGCATCCGTGAGTCTGGGTCAATGCCGGTGCGGAGGAACTGGATCTTCTTATCCGTCTCGCGGAGCGCGATGATGTGGCCGATGACGGGCTGCGCCCAGAAGTTAACCTGCAGCCGCTCGAGGGCGTCGCGGTTGACGGTGGGGACGAGTTGGCCATTCGCATTCCGCTTTCGGATCGGCTTGAGGCCGAGGACCTCGTAGAAGAATGTCTTCATGTCCGGCCCGGAACGGTAGTTGAAGTCGCGGTCGAAGGCAGCGCGGAAGAGTTCGCTCAGGCGGTCGGAGATGAAGCGATGCTGGCGAGTGAAGTCGCCAAGGACTGCATCCCGCCGCGCAGTGTCCACTCGTATGCCACGCATAGACATCTCCATAATCGGGCCGCGCAGATCGAGGGAGAGCTGGTATGTGCGGCGGGAGACGTCATCGAGTTGCTCGCGGAGGATTTGGAAGATTTCCAGCGCGACGCAACAATCCAGGCCGTTGTACATCGCCTCGCGATCGGAAGGGGAGAGGCGGAGGAGGTCGGACTCGGAAATGTATTGGGAGGTGTCGATCACCCGCATATTGATGTCTCCGCATTTTTCCACGAGGTGGAAGTGAAGAGGGGAGTGAGGGAGATTGTGTCGGCAAGACTGCTATGTCCGACAAGCATGGGCTGATGGCCTTTGGTCTGCATGTATTCGATCTCCGCGCGCACACCAGTGGACTTCATCCACGCGCCTTGGGGATCGTCATAGACCCAAAGCTCGTCCGCCACGTCGAGCATGGCCTCGTTGTAGTTCCGCCAAAACTCGAAGTCATGGCGGAGTGCGAAGCGGACGGAAAGCTCGTGGCAGTGGACGATCGGGGAGTAGATATGGTGGCCCCGGTTGAAGAGGAGAGCGGTGACGCGAGCGGTACGCTCGTAGCGTTCGGCCATGACCTGGCGGTCGAAGTGGGTGTAGGCGGATGCGAGGTAGATCATTTTACATTCTCCTGTATCCAAGCATTACGTGCCGTAGTTGCCGCTTCTCTGGTGGCAAAAGTGCCAATGTTAATTCTGCGTTTTGGTTGGCCTGGTATTATCTTATCGTAATAAGCTTTGAATGTACAGTGTGTGCTGTCAAAAGCCACCCCAGTTGCTTTAACGCCACGGCGCAGAATATTAGTTTGCGGAGTAACCTGTTGCAGGTTAGCCTTTCTGTTGTCAAGCCCGTCACCATTTAAATGATCGACTGGTTTTGTTATGTCAGGTTCTATATTAAGAACGGCATGATGCATGTAGAGTATACGGCTGACACCTTTTGTCAAAGTCTGCCGCCGCGCCGCATATTTGCCATCACCAGTTAAATGCCACTTATACTTGCTTATGCGCTTGTAATCCTCATCATCGATGACAGCCATTGCATCTTTTGTTAATACAATAATTGCCATGATCAGTCCTCCAATTTAGTAGTGGTATTATGTTTGGGTCTCATGAATTTCCATGGCAGCTCGTTAGTGTAAACAGAGCCCATAAAACCAAGACTCTTCTCAAGTTCCGGTTGCAGCGCGTGATGCATTAGCATAATATCATCGGATGCACGAAGCACTGGAATGCCATAGCTCATGATTAAAAACTTCATATCGAAATTGAAATTCTGGCCCAGAATGTGTGCCTTCGGGAGGGAACACATACGAGCAATCCATCGCCACACCGCAACCTCGGTTTCAAGATCGGGCCAGTAGTTGTGATCTCCCTTAGTATCATCGACGATGGGCACCACGAGAGCGCGGTCGACACTTGGCGCAAAGCCGATGCAAGTGATCTGACTGCTTGCGGTTTCAATGTCGATGGAGAGGCTATCGCTGGGATCGATCCATTGTCGTTCAAAGCGGAGTAGGTCTTCATAGGTTGGCTCCACGTGAATGAAACGCTGAGGGCGGCGGACCTCGGGGAAGTGCATCTCCTTGGCGGCCTTCTGGAGATCGGCGATTAGGATGGGATAGAGATTGTACTGACGGATGACCGCAGACGGGTGGTAGGTGGGGAGGACTTTGTACCCGTTGTAGCCAATAGCTGGCGCACCTCGTATCTTCCGAATGCCGCTGGATTTGAGAAGAGCCCACGAAGCTGTTGCACCGAGAGCGATGATGAGAGTTGGTCGAAAGCTATCCAACTCGGTGTGAAGCCGAACCAGCTCTGCTCGATATTGCGACAGCACATACTTGTTTTGAACAAGCGCTGGATAGCCTGGTATGCCCTCCAGCTTTCCGCCACAAAGGTTCTTGATGTCATTGCTCGGCCTCGGACGCAGGTTGAAGACATTCGTCAGCAGCGCGGACCGGCGGTCGATCCCCGCGACGCGAAGGCAGTGGGAGAGGAAGCGACCAGTCGGCCCGACGAAGGGACGGCCTTGGATTTCCTCCTCTTCCCCCCAGGCCTCGCCGACAATCGCTACGCGCGGTTCAGACTTCGATATCAATTCCACGATCCCGCTCCTTCCAATCCGCTACGGCGCTGTCGAAGAACTCGTGTTCTTGTTCGAGGCCGAGGACGGACTCCGCTCCCATTTCATACGCAGCGCGGACGGCGCTAGCGGAGCCGCACGTTGGGTCCAGCATGATCGTGTGCTGGTCGACAAACATGCGGAAGAAATGCTTGAGCATAGAGAGGGACTTCTGGCTCATGTGGGTGGTCTTGACCACGGGAGCGGGGAAGCAATTCGAGACCGGCTGGACGATCTTGCGGTCGCCTCGCGAGGCCATGAGGGCGACCTCGTAGACGCGGCGCGGACCACGCTGCGGATCGGGGAGGATGCCTGTGTTGTCGGACTTGAACCAGATCAGGGGGTAAGGGGAGATGACCTTCCATCCCATTTGCTGGAGAGCCAGCTTGGTCTCGTAGTAGAAGTCCATCGAGAACCAGAACATGAGGTGGGCGGAGTCCGCCGCAAGCCGGTTGATGTTCTCGGCCATGGTGGAAAGGAGGGTCCAATAGACGTCGGGGGAGTCCTCGTATCCGCGATAGAGCTTTGCCGCTCCTTGGTGGTGCTTGTCAGCGTTGACGCCGTATGGGAAATCGCAGTGGATGAAGTTGAAGCGGGGGCCGTCGTAGAGAGGTGCCCACTCGTGGAAGCTGGTGTTCAGGAGAGGCACGCTCGGGACGGCGACGATGGCAGGAGCAGGCGGGGCGCCGGGCTCTGCCTCCGGCTCCGGCTCCTTCCCAATCGTTGCCACGATGGACTCGAGTTCGGCCGCTGCCTTGCGTTCCGCCGCACGGGCGACGAGGTTGCGCGCGGTGGAGAAGGCCTCGGCCTTGATGACGAGGTCATTCCCCGCCTCCATCTCACGCACAATAGCGAGGCGCTGGTGGATGGACTCGGAGGACATGGAGAGTTCGCGGGCGGTGGTGTCCACCTTGTGCTCGGGATCGGCGGCAAGGCGGAGGCTGTGGTAGCGGTGGACCGCAAGGCACTCATCCTTCCATGGTAGAGCGTTGCGCTTAACGTTCTCTTCCAGCTCGATGAGCTGGGATTGCGCCGGGGAGAGGTCGGCGAGGGTGATGGTGGCGATCTCGGTCAGGCCGAGTTTGCGGTGGGCGGCAAGCCGGCGCTCACCCGCAATGAGGAGGAAGTTGTCGCCGTTGGGCTGGACGACGATGGGCTGGAGCAAGCCGACCTGGGCAATCGAAGATGCAAGCTCGTCGATCCCGGTTAGGTCGCGGCGCTGCCGCTCGTCGCGCTCCACGATGATGGAGGAGAGGGGAAGTATGCGGTACATGGATGGCCTCCGTTAGGATTTGGGAATGGGGAGGGGGTCGCCCTCCCCGAACCGAAAGCCTAGTCGATCGGCATCGTCGACTTGATGTTCGGGTAGAAGACGTCCGCCTTCTTCGGGTCAGGCCGGTGGCCGACTTCGATCTGGCACATCGTGCCCTTGGCGTTGCCCATCAGCTGGGAGATGGAGTCGGTCTCCTTGCCGGCCTGGAGGTGGTCGACGAGGAAGCGGGTCAGCTCGTATTCCGTCTGACGGAACCGCGCCTCTTCATCGGGCGAGGTGTTGAAGAGGAAGGAGTGCCGGACGCGGACACCCTTCACTCCGCCGAACTTGGCCAGCTCGTCCGGGTCGACGTCGTCCAGCGCCTGCTGTGCCTGGAACGAGAAGTCGATGATCTCGAGGTCGCCGTTGGCGGACTCCCGCTTGTTGATGGTGGGCTCGGCGATGACCATCGCGATGTAGTTGCCGACCGGCGGGAGCGGCGGCTTCTCGATGGTGTTGGCTTTCTTGTTGGCGATTTCTGCAAAAGAGGGCATAGCTTAGTTCCCTTTCAGTTCTTCGAAGAGTGTTGCAAGGCCGCTCGAAAGCGGTAGTTCACGGCTGATCGAGAACGGTTTCTCGTTCTTGAGATCAACCACGCCATCGGTTACAGTTCGGATGACCCGCTTGGCGTTTTCTCCCCTCCCCTCCGTGGTCGCCTTGACCATGTTGTTGAAGAAGGAGGGAATGATTGGACCGATGGCGCTGCCCACTGCGTTAGCAAAGCCGCGCGTTTCGGTCTCGTTGTACTTGATGTGGGTGCAGACGATGACGTTGGTCCGGAAGGACTCGGACGTCAGGTTCTGCAGGAATGCGATGATGGAGTCCTGGGCGAGTTTGTAGATCTGCCGCTTGTCCTGGACTCCCGGGTTTAGGCGGGACTGCCACGCGAAGCTGGCCTCGCCGAGCCGGGTGAGGGAGTCGATGACGAGGACGCAGTTGGCGCCCCACTCCGCGGGATTTGACTCGTCGTCCGGCCACTTGTCGAGGGCCTTCATCGTGTTGATGTAGGCGGTGGGCACGCCGTTGACCTGGATGCCAGCGGGAGTGGCCTTGTACTTGTCGCGGTACGAGACAACGGAGACGTTGCCGATCTTATCGGGGCACTCGTGCAAGACGTACTGCTTGAGGATGCCGAAGCCGTTGTCGAGGTCGATCAAGCGGACTCGGTATCCGGCCTTCACGAGGCTCACAAGTGAGCCCGTCTTGCCCGCGCCGGAGTTGCCGACGTAGAGAATGCGGATGAAGGATTGCTCGGGGGAGACTGTGTCGAGGGATGGCATTGGGATGGCCTCAGCGTTCGAGTACAGATGCAGTGAGAGAAAACTCACCATGACATTTGAGCGAAGCCTTACGATAGGCGGCTGCTGCATCTTCCATGGTTGGAAAAGAACCAAGGTGAATGCGTCTGCCATTCACTCGGATTTTTGCCTGCCATGGATTTGTGCGAGGCACATCCCCTTTAAAGGTGACACCCTTTGGGTAAGCCCCAACTCCAACTTTGTTGTACTGATTTTGCGTTGGGGTTGCTTCACGTAAATTGCTCAGCTTAAAATTAAGCTGGTTGCCGTCACGGTGGTCGATGAATTTGGAGGGCCAGTAGCCATGAACGATAGCCCATATGATACGAGCAACTCGTATATCACACTCACCAACATATGCACGGTCTCGCGCGCTTGCAAGTGTTCCGGCGAAACGTCCAGTGAGTCTGATCAGTTCTCCGGTTTCCGGATCGTAGCTGAATAGCTTACGGAGTTCAAAGACTGAAACAGGGTTGACAGCTTTGACCATGATTAGCGAGCCACCAAGGGGTTCCAGGGCTCAGCCCTGCGGGCCAAGTTGGAGCGGATGAACTTCTGCCGGTACTTCGCCGGCTGGCGGCAGGTTTCGCGGAAGGGGCAGCCGCCGTAGTTTCCGCACGCGGTCAGGTTGCGAGGGAAGGCGGACTCGTCTTCCGTATCCCGCCACCGCTTCGTGCGTTCGCGGGTCTCGATGATCTTGGCCATGCTCTCGGCGTAGAATTCTTCGAGCTGCTCCTTGGTGCGGTAGGTGAAACCGCGGAGGAACTTCGAATAGTCCGTGGCGATCTGGGCGATGTCGACCATCACGCCCTTGACGGGAGTGTGGAAGATGGCATTGCCTGCGAAGGTGTACATCGACATCTGGACGTCGAGGTCGTACTGGAGGAAGGACCACGCGGAGAGGGAAGTGCCGGTCGACTTCTGGTCCTGGATGAAGTTGTCTCCCACCATGTCCACGACTCGGTCGAGGTGGCCGCAGAAGACGAAGCCGTTGTCGACTGGAAGTTTGAAGGAGTATTCCACGGCCGGTCGGCCATCGCTGAGTTTCAGCGTGGTGTAGTCGCTGTTGCGGAACTCCTCAAGATACCAGATGATGGTGCGGATGAGGTTCCGGCGGGTCTTCGAGGAAGAGAGGAACTCCGCGGGGTGGCCGGTGCCCGGACGTCGCTCGCCTTCGGGGGTGAGGTTGTGAATCCACGAGCGGATCATGGCATAACGGACTGCCGAGAAGACCGCCTCTTCATGTGTGCAGTCCTCGGTGGCGAGCATCTTGTGATAATGCTCGAGCGAGGCTGCGTAGATGCCGCCGAAAAGGAGGTGGACGGAGTTGTTCTCGGTAGAGAAGTTCTCCACGAAGGCGTAGTAATAGTACCGCTGGCAGGTGTAGGCGGCCTTGAGGGTGGTCGAGTCCCACGCGAACTGTGCACCATGCTCGTCGAAGTTGGATGGCAACTGCATGGTCAGATCTCCAGGTTGTCGAAGTCGATGCCGAGGGCCTTGGCTTTCTCGGCGGCAGCTTCGGCCTTGGCGACGGACTTCCCCTTGGCGACGGAGCCACTGCCCTTCGCAGTCAGCACATTGAACTGGTGCCGATGCTTGCGGTAGTGCTCGATGATGGACTCGAAGTCGCTTCGCGTGAGGGAGAGCGGGTCGGCTCGGAAAAGCTCGGTGATGGAGTTCTGCGGGGCTTCGGCCACTGCGGGTGTCGTAGACTCAGACATCGACTTCGACCTCCAGCTGCACGGGGCCAACGCCAATCTGGCGCTCCCGCTTTTCAAGGTAGGCGTCGATGATCCGGCGAAGCACCTGGCTGACGGGCATGTTGGGGTGGGCTGCGGCGAGCCGCTCGACCTGCCCCTCGCCCAGCTTAAAGGTGTGCTTCTTCAGCTTGATCCTTGTCATTTTTCTCAATCCATAGTTCATGCTCGGGATCGGCCGGGCAAGGACGGAAGGAGAGGCGAGCGAAACGGGGGTCGCCTCGGCGGACTGCATAGAGGCGCTGGCGGAGACGGTGGCTGTCGTTGGTGGAAACAGCGATGCCGTGGTCGGAAGCCAGCGCCGAGTGCAGGAGCTCAAGAAGCTGGAGTTCTTGAGTTCGCTTGTCCATGGGACTTACTCGGAGTCGGAGTCGGGATCGTCGTCCCAGACTTCGGAGTCCTCGCCGAAGTCATACTCTACTGTGATCTTCGGCGCGTTGCCGCAGGCCTCGGCGACGTAGGCCTTGTGCGGACCGGCGAGGAGGGGGAGGACGTCTTCGCAGTCCTCCTTCGCGATGTAGCCGATGAAGTGTTCTACGCCTTCGGCATTCGTGGCGTGGACCTGGATCGCGTTGGGGTCGAACCTGTTTGTGGGCTCGGGGACGAGGCGAAGGGGCTGGCCGTCGGTCAGGCCGAGGACGCAGACTTGGGCGTCCATTGGGCGGAACTTGGCGCCGCGGAGGACAGTGTGGACGGACATTGGATGGCTCCGTTGGTTGGATGGAGGGGCTTGAACCGGAAGGTTTGCCTGACCGCATCACGGTAGGGTACTGCTTCCGGTTCAAGGTGGAGCCGGGGGCGGCTTGGGAGATCGCCCCCGGCTCTGGCGCCGGCGTTAGAACTGGATGTCGTTGCCCAGCTTCGCCCGGCGCTTGACGATGGTCTCGGCCTCCTTCTGGACAGCCTCGGCCGCCATGACCTTGCCGACGAGGGCGTCGTACTTGTCCTTGCCGTTGGCCTCGATGTACTTGGCCTTGCTGACGCCCTTCTCGGCGATCTTGCCGTCGACGATCTCGGTGGCGATGCGCTTGGCTTCACGCTCGAGCGGGTCGGTCGTGCGGCCGCCGACGTTGCCGGAGAACTGGTACTCCGCGGCGTAGGCGTCGAGGGCCTTCTGCAGTTCGGCGAACTCGGCCTCGGGCAGGGTCTCGCGTTCGCCCAGCGCCTTCTTCACCTCGGCGGCGAAGTTGTTGCGGAGGGCTTCGGCCCGCGTCTGGTTGAGCGCGCGCGCCTCGTTCTCGGTCACGACGTGGCCGGCAGCGTAGACGTCGGTGGCGGTGAAGATCTGACCGGCGATGGTCAGCTTGCGGGTGTTTTCGTTTGCCATTGGAAAGTCTCCTTGTTGGGTTGGGTGGCAAATCACGTTGACGGCCCGATTATGCCCAAGGCTGGGGGGCGTGTCAACGGGTATTTTCAGGGATGATATGGCCGGTGAACCGTGGGCACGGGCCATACCGAACTGCGTCAAGATGAGGATTGGTCGGCGATCTCCTTCTTCTCATATCCGATGACGTCGATGAAGCAGTCCGAGCGGACGTAGGTCAGCGTTTGTTGCGCCCTCGTCATCATCACATACAGTAGGTTCGGATCTTGTCCCCTGTCTCGGATCAGGTGCTGGTCGAGGATGAAGACATTCGGGAACTCCAGGCCCTTCGACTTGTGCCCGGTCATCAGCTTGATCGGACCGGTGCGGGAGAGCATGGCCTCGAGGGCGGTGCAGGCGTCGCCGAGGGTACCCTCTCCGCCAAGGAAGACTGCGATGCAGGCGTGGAGATCCTCGAGGGCGTCGTGGTCCTTTCGTTTCGCCTTCTCCCGCTCGAGCCAGAGGTCAGCGGCAAGCCGCGCGTGGTCCATGGGCATCGAGGCGGACCCGAAGCTGGACATGATCTTCTGCATCCGCTTGCCGATGTCAGTGCCCGCGAGTTCGGGATACCTGCCATTGAGGATGAGCTTGAGTGCGAGCCCGAAGAGGGGCGCGTTGTTGCGGCAGAGAATCGTGGCGATCTCGGGGATGTCGTTGACGGTCCAGCCGGACAGGCTCCGCACCTCGCCCTCGATCGCCCACTCAGGCCAGCGCATGTGCGGGGCACGCCAGTGGGCTGCGCGAATGATGGCTCGCGGGCAGCGGAACGAAGTGGAAAGGACGAGGTCCCGCATCTTGAAGCGCTCGCGGAGGAGGTCCATCGAGTCGGCGTGGGCTCCGCGGAAGCCGTAGATGGCTTGGCAGGGGTCGCCTACCGCGATGATGCGGGCGCGGCCAGCCTTGGAAAGTTTGAACAGCATCGCGTGGTTGATGGCGGAAAGGTCCTGAGCCTCGTCCACCATGACAGTGGGGTAGTACTCGAAGCTGGCGTGGCGGAAGCAGGTGGAGAGGAGGATCTGATCGTCGTAGTCGATCGTCCCGGCGACGCCGAGTTCGATGGACTTGATGGTGCACTCGGTGACGCAACGCTCTTCGAGTTCGTTCAACTCGAGGTCGGCCCACGCGAAGAAGTCCGCATCGTCCATCAGGCGATGGTGGATGGAGGATTTGTAGATGGCGTCGGGGATCCAGCCGGCAGTCTTGGCAGACTGGATCAGGTTGCGGAGTTCATTCCCCTGCTCCCAGAACTCATCCGCATCCTCGGACGGAACATTCTCCCGCGCCCATTCCTGGAATATCTTATACCCCTTGCGGTCGTCGAGGGTGAGGCGCTTGCGGAGGTGTGCACCCCACGCGCGGTGGCCGAGGGAGTTGAGGGTCTGGGCGGTGCAGTTGTGGGGGAGGCGTTCCTTCATCTCCTGGGCGATCTTGCGGTTGAAGGCGAGGCAGAGGATTTTCTCGGAAGGAAGGGCCGCGGCCATGAGGACCAGCGTGCTGGTCTTCGCGGCGCCGGCGAGGGCGGAGATGAGGAGGTTATCCTTGGTGGAGGCAGCGGCCTCGATGCAGGCGACTTGCTCAGGGGTGGGGGAGAAGGTGGGCATGGTCAGAACCTTTCTTTACGGATGGTTTCAGCGAAGGCGAGTTGCGCTTCGGCGCGGCATTGTGCGGCAAGTGCGTAGCGTATCTGCCACTGTTTGCGCTTGATGAAGGAGTTCAACGCCCACTCCTGACTCTCATACGCCCAACGTTTTCCGTTGCCGTCGAGCACAAACTTTGACTCGCCGTGGACATCGATCCAGGCTCCAGCCGCCGTCTTGCGCACAATGCGATACGCAGTTAATTCGAGGTAGACACGATCGTCGGAATTGCTGCTACCTTCACAACGCCAGCGTTTGTCTGTCGCCGGCGTGTCGTATATTACGAACTGGTGGCCGGCGAGTGATTCTAGTGTAAACATTGCTGTTTCCTTTACCTTTGGGGGTTGATGGGGCTCACTGCCCCCGCAGCTTCTGCAGAATGGCTGCGCCGTCAGACAGCAGCAGTGCATCCCGCGGGCGCTCGGCGAGGTGGATTGAGGTGACGGTGAGAGGCGTGCCGCCGCAAGCGCGCCAGCCGTAGATGAAGGCGGTCAGGGACTGGTGGGCGGCACCCAGGTCCTCGGCGTAGGTGAGAACTCGGGCCGAGCCGTGGGGGGAAGTGAGGATGGCGATGTAGGGGTTCATGATGAAGACTCCTCGGTGGGAAGAAGTGAACGAAGGAAGGCGAGCTCGGCCTGGGCGGCCTTACGGCTCACGCCTGCGGCAAGGGCGGCAAGAAGTGAAGTGCGGAACATCAGACATATCCTACTGGAGGTTGTGGGTTGAAGAAAGACTCGAAGGGGTCCGCCTCGCGGCCAATCCGCTCGAGGTCATGCGCCAGGCGAAGGGCCTGGAGATAGTGGGCGCAGGTGGTTGGGTCGAGGACCCCCCTCCGCATAGCGCCGCAAATGATGCGGAGGGAGGAACGAACAGCGTCAAGCTGGCCGATGGTCTGAGCGACGAAGGTGTCGCGAGGGGATGGGGTCATGATGGGCTCCTAACCTTTGGACTACTCGTCCTGCGCCCCAATTATATCGTCCACTGGGCGAAGGGTCAACCGGGCCGAACGAGTGCGTACCCCCGCCCCCGCTTGTTCCGAATTGGCCACGGCAGCTTCTGCCGAAGGTTGAAGAGAAACTTCCTCAGCGTCAGTTCCGGAAACTCCGGTTCCGAAGTCGGCCACATCGAGGAGATCAGGAAATCCATCGAAAGGAAGCGGCCGTTCGCCCTCCACCTTCTCACCCGTGGGGGAGGGGCGAGCGCGGCGGTCGCAGGAGCCTAGCCGTTCTCGCCACAGTCGCCGTATGACAGCGGCGGCTTTCGGGTGCGGCGTAGTGACGTGCTGGTTTTCTAAACCGAGTAGTGCCGCGTCTATATCTGCTTGCGTTAAGTCGGCCATAAGTTTTCCTCCTAAAGTCCCAGATCTGAAAGATCAATCTCGATCGCGCGGACCTTGGCCCGCTCGGCGTTGCGTTGACCTGCCCAAGTGGCGCGGAGCGCATCAGTCTGCGCGCGCTTGAGCAGGATGTTGTCGTAGGCTGCGGCGCTTGCTTCGGCGAGCGAAGCTCCCTCGCCCGAGGCATAGACGCCGATGTAGTTCTGGCCGGCTTCACCGCGATACGAGTGGCGGTACGCTACGAAGATCGACCAGCGAGGGTTCTGCCCATGCTCCCGATGCGTGATGGAGAAGAGGGAGACACCCTCAGGGAGGGGGAAGGCGGAGAGGAAGTCGGAGTCGGTCATCTTATCCTCGCACAATTGGGTAGTTGTTTGGAATGAGAAATCCGCGACTTGCGGCCACTCGCGCAATTGCTTCGCACTGTGTGGCCGCAAAATAGGCGGATGCCCAACCTAGGGCTTTTGCGCATTGTTGCTCCCAATACCGCATTTCGGCTTCGAGCGCCTCTTTTGGGAGATTTTCCCAATGCTCACTCATGACCGCGCCCTCGGCCAGCCGGGCATCGCAGCCTGGGCCTCGGCGATCAATTTCAGCAGCGCTTCGCTCAGGTCGCCCTCCATTATCGTGATGGGGCGGAGGTCGATGTTGCGGCGCTCGCGGATGCTGGCCGCCTCTTCTTCAGTGAGGTTCATCACAACGTCGATGAGGTCGCCCTTGGCGTAGAGGCCCCGGCCGTTGCTGAAAATTCCGTGTGCGGTGAAAGCTTTCATTGCATGGTTCCTTTCTGTTCGATGAGGGTGATAACGGCCTCGACCTTCTGCGCCACGATGCGGGCAACTGTGCGCCGCTGGCGGGGCTCAGTCGAAAGCCCGTGGATGTAGGCGGCGAGCGCGATGGCGAAGACCTCGATCCCGTCATAGCCGATCATGGCCTCGGCGTCGACTGCGGCAGAGAGGCGCTCGGCGGCGGCGATGTGCTCTTTCTTCATTGTCTTTCCTCCAAGTCGCGGATTGTTTCCTGGAGATCCAAGATCTCCGCCTTAAGCTTTTCGATTGTGGCTGTGGCCTCCTGCAACTCATCCACCACTTCATCGAGCTGGTCGCGCAACTTCGCATTAATGCTACGGGCCGACTCGATGTGATCAATGGCAGCGTCGAAGTCTGGGCAAGAGTAACGGATGTTGTAGGTCACAGTATGACTCCCAATTCCTTCGCGAGCGCCTGCGCGTCGAGTTCCTCAAGTGTGGGCTCCGGTGCGGGCTCGGGCACCGCGACCGGCTCGCCGTCCAGTGTGCGAAGCACGCCAGTCTCCTGCCACGTAATCACGACCACGGAAGGCGCGGCCTTCGTGATGGAGAGAACGAGCGCCTTGTAGGTGGGGACTGTCGAAAGGGCGCGGAAGGAGTTGGCCCGCGAACGCCAGCGGATTGCGGCGGCGGGGGTGGGCAGCTCATACGCAAGCGGCTCACCGCGCTCGAGGACGGAGTCGAGCACGGCGCGAATGTCTGCGTATGCGTGAAGGGAGCGGGGGTTGGGCATCAGGGCCTCCGGCTTTTTTGAACAGTCTCGTACTGCTCGCAGACTGGACAATGGAAGGAGTAGAAGTCTCCGTCGCGCTGATCCGAATTGTACTTAATTTCCGGATCAGACGGACGAAATTCGAGCACGCTGGCGCAGGTGCGGCAGTTTACTCGGTAAATGGTTTCTTGTGGGGGCGTGCCTCGCACGATGACCTTGATTGCCATTAGTGCTTCACCTCCCCACTCGGCGCGAGCTGCTGGACGAAAGTCACGAGCAACTGCTTGCTGATTGCGTCCAGCATCTCTTCCGCCTGGCAGCACCCCATGCGGGCATGAAATGCCCCGATATCGGCGCTGATGATGACGCAGGCGATCATCATGTTGTGGTCGCCCCACTCGGATTTGTGGGACTGAAGGAAGTCGCGCAGGGCGCCGATGCAGGCGCGGACTTCGTCTTCATTTATCTCGATGGACATCTCGGTCTCCGGTTCAGATTTCAATTTCATCAAAGAGGTCGCCGTAGCGGGAGCGGGCAACCGCCGCGCGCTCCGCGAGCCGCGCCGCCTCCCGATCGATCCGCTCGACGGCGTTGCCCGCCTTCATCCACTCCCGGACCATGGCCTCGGTGGGGGAGGAGGTGCGGCCGATGTAGAGATCACGGGCCTCCTGTGCATTGGCCCTGGCCAACAGGAAGCGCATGAGGGCCTCGGGCTTGTCCACTGCGAAGCGAAGCTCTCGGCGGGCTTCGCTCGTGGCCGACGGCACTGAGACAATGAAGTCGCGGTTGTCCTCGCAGCGGATGTGAATGCTGGTGTCCATGGGGTGGGTCTCCGTTACGGCGTTCATTGTATCACTTTCTGCGGCGGCGGGCAAGGTCGGACTGCGCTCGCCGCCACGCGCGGAAAGTGGAGGATGTGGCGTGCTCGACCGCTGCGACGACGGCGAGGAAGATGAAAAGAAGGCTGACGTAGAAGAGGGCCTCGGCCATCACACGGTCTCCTCGAGGATGGACCAATCTACCAGTCCAGTGGCTGCGAGGTGGCGCAGGACTTGGGCAGCCTCGGCTGGGGTGACTGCTTGGTAGTTGACGCCACTGGGGTAGCAGAGGTCGTAGGCATCCTCCACGCGGATATCGAAAAGGTCTGCCACACGATCAGTGTCGCTGAATGGGCCGCCAAGCAGCAGCTGGACTGCCCAGCCGCCGATGCACCCAACTGTGTTGCAGCGCCAGACTTTCATGTTGAAAGATGCGATCGGGGAGGTCACATTATCTGCCACACAAGAGTCGTCCACGACTGCGTGCGGCGCGCGCTCGATGGCGGCGGCGACTTTCAGTATATTCTCGATGTTCATCAGAACTCTCCAAGTTGTCTGGCCCAAAGCTTGGGCAGGGAAATGCGGCGGCCGAGGGAGGCATACGCCTCATCGAGCGCCTGGGCTGCGGGAAGGTTGAGCGGAGCGATGCCGGCGAGGTGCTCAAAGCGGAGTGGGTAGTCGTATTCCCGCTCGATGGCGAAGCGCAGCTCGTCGCCCTTGTTGGCGCGATTGACTGCGTTGACGTGCTTCTGGGCGTGATAGCCGCCACGGCCAATGAAGGAGGGGCGGCCCTGCATGTAGGCGGCCTCTGCCAGTTCGCGGGCAAGCGCATCCTCGGCGGCCGGAACGGCCCGGATGAAGCGGGAGTAGCGGAGGTCGAATGCTGCCTTCCGCGACTGCGCTATGTGCTGGTCAAGCATCGGCCTGCTCCTTGAGCCGCTTCACCTTCCGGATCAAGACTTGGCCTGCATAGATGGCGGACAGGGTCCGAAGGGCTTCGGCCTGGGCTTGGGCTGGCGTGCTCGCGTTGCGGTCGAGGTGGCCGGAGATTGGCGGGGTGCCCGCGACTGTGTAGTGAATGCGGAAGAGTTTCATGCGAAGTCCTCTGGGTTGTGGTTGGCGGAGTAGGAGCGGATGGGGGTGAGGCCCTCAATGCGGGCCATGGCCTGGGTGTTCCCCACGTACATCTCGGATGGCAGGTAGATGTTGAGGAGGAAACCCTCGCGGGCGAGGGAGTCTCGCCACTCGTCGCGGTATATCCAGGCGCGAAGTTGCGCCATGCTGGCAAAGCCGAAGCGGAAGGGGTCCATGCTGTGTATGTTCATTGGGCCTCGGGCGGCCTCGAAGTTGACGCGGAGGAGGGAGTCTTGCAGTGGGCCTGGATGGCGCGTCTCGTACTCGATGTCCTGCCAGCTGGCGTACATGGCGGCTGCCACACTTGCCTGGGCGTTGTAGAAGCCCAGGCCGTTGCGCTCAATGCGGAAAAAATGCTGCATGGTGAAGCCCTCAAATCCGGATGTCGTTGAAGGTGCTGCCATATTTGGCACGGGCCTGGCTTGCGCGGCGGGCCTCGGCGGGGGGAGATGCCGCGCAGGCGAGCCTCCATTGCGACCGGCGCTAGGTCGCGCAGCTTGTAAACGCGGTTGAAGCCGAACTCGTGGATGAGGTGGCGAACCGGCTCGGGCTGCGAGTCGCACCAAAACATAACCCGCTCGAAGTCTGCCACGCGGCGGAAGAACTGATCCACCTTGTGGAAAGACTCACGCCAATCCGGGCCGAGTTCTTCCGCGACGTCGAGCCAGAAAATCTTTGACTCCTTCGACATTCCCTCGTCCACAACATAAGGAAGGTGTTGCATGAGGATGAAGCCGAAAAGCTCGGCCTTAAGGCCGGAAAGCTCCGGGTCGCCGATCATCTCCCGCCAATTGGGGTGGAGGTGCATCACGCGGAGGGCCTTATCCGCAATACGAGCGCACTCGATTGCGGTGGGAGCATCCGGTGACTCGATGTTGTCAAGTTCGGTACGAAGTTCACTGATAAGTTCCAAGACTCGCATTTTCATTCTCCAGTTTTGGACGGACACCATGTCCGCCACGCCCATGATTGTATCAAAGACTGGCGGTCGGGTCAATGGGGTTGAATGAGGCGAATGTGGCGGATGAGGGAAAGGGGCGAACCGTATGGCCCGCCCCCTCGCATTGGTCAGTGATGTATGGCTTATGTACCGCGTTCAGCGGCCATACCTTACTCCACAACCCCAACCGAGTTGAAGCGCAAGAAGTGCCCATCCCGCTCCATATCTTTCCGCCCTGGCTCTTGTGCCATAACGTTGGCCCAAACGAGGCGGATTTCCCGAAGCCGCTGGCGGGATGATCCGGGATGCGCGGCCTGCCAAGCATCGGCTAAAAGTTGCAGCCTGAACCAGCGATTGATTGGAGCGGCGTCACACATGACTTCCCAACATTCCTCCCCATACCGTTCCAGCCACTTGTGATCGTTGAGCCAATAAACGGAAGTGATAATCTTTTCCACGGCAGTTTTCCTTTTCAAAGAACCTGGCCGGCGATGCGCCGTCCACCCCATAACGATACCATGGGCCGCGCCGGATGCAAGAACTATCTTTTGTGGGCGGGAACTACTATGCCAGTTGCGCTTGCGCCGCTTGCGCCGCTCGTATGGCCGCCCATGCGTCGATGCGCGCTTGCGCGCCCTGATGTTCCCTGACCCCTCATTCTAAATGCATACACCCACATGGGTGGGGGTAGCCATACCATGCTGGTAAGACCGAAGGGGAGGGCATATATTTCTTCAGAAATTTAAAAAAAAAAAAAAAAAAAAAAAGTACACTATAAAGAAAAACCCCCACTGGGCCATACCCTCCCCCCATTTGGGGCACCCTTTTTAGAATGAGAGGTGAGGGGACATCAGGGAGCGCAAGCGCATAATCTGTGAGGGAATGAGGCGAATGCTTCGCATGTGCAGTAATAATATTAGGTTGGCCCGCCATCGATCGACACGGTTGAATGAGGAATTTGGTCGGGCGACCAAAAAGCGACTCGGGCAGGGGTAGGCAGCGTGGTATGGTCCATGAACCCGGTACACGGTACCTCCACCCCTGCGTGCAGCACAGTTGGGATTTCACATCCGCGCAGGAATGTATGGCGCGTGTCCCGCGTTCACAAGCCATACCGCGCTCGGATGGGCCGATGGCCAGTCTTGGCCGCGTTAAACCTCATCACTGTATATTTCAAGATGGAAACATTTCGTGATTGGACTCGGTCCGGCGCGCCATGCCAATGTGCAATCACCGGCCTGGGAATGATCCCGCCGGTCACACGAAACGGAGTCTACCATGTCCACCACCCACCCTGTCGCCATCATCCGCGAATTCGCCCGCCGCGACGATACGTCCTCCATCGGCACCATCCGCATGACGGGCGAAGCTTCGCTCGCCATCGATGGCAAGCCGCTTCCCGCGACCTCCGTGGAATATCTCATGAACTTCGCCCTCCAGTCCCTGCAGGACTCCTACGCGGGCGCAAAGTCTTTCGATGAAGCGAAGGCCGCATGGGAAGGCAAGCTCGCCAAGGTTATCGAAGGCACCGTCGGTGCACGCGGCCCAGGTTCTGCCGTGTCGGACGAGACCAAGATCGGACGCGAGATTGCCCGCGACCGCTTGCGTGCCGTTGGCGGTGCGAAGTGGAAGGCATACAAAGATGCCGATGAAGCCACGGCGAAGGCCGCCATCCTGGACGCCATCATCGAGCGCAACGCGGAAGCGTTCGCCAAACTGGTCGCGGACGAGATCACCCGCCGCGCCAAAGCAAAGGCAAAGCTTGGCGCGATGGAGTTGGATATCTAATCATGCGCAAGCTGTCATACCACAACACGCTCGGCCAGATTGTAACCTATCCCATTGTTGCCGAGTTCCACGATACCGATGGCCGCGTGTTTTATGTCGTCGGACCAGTCCCACGTGGGACATACAAAACCGAACCGCCATACGTGGTAATCGCCAAGGATGATGGAGTGTGGTCGCACGATTGACCGGACATCCATCATTCCGCCACCGAGCCCGGCATTCGTGCCGGGCTTTTTCTTTGCCCAAATTCTTGCCGCCCATGCCGCTCCCGCCGACCCC